TGTATATTTGTTTACAAAATGGAACGACTCCTGACACTCCAAACGGAAAACCATCTCTAGATGAACCAACCTTTACAGATCTTGAACCAAGATCTGCAGGAACTAGTGGTGATGGATATATTTGGAAATATTTGTATTCTATCAAACCTAGTGAGATTGTAAAATTTGAATCAACTGACTTTATGCCAGTTCCTCAAGACTGGGCAACTGGAACGGAAAATGCAGCAGTTAGAGATAATGCTGTAGATGGTTCAATCAAAATTGTTACCATCACAAATAGAGGTGCGGGTGTTGGTCCTGTAGGTGCAACAAGATATGCCAACGTTCCCATCAAAGGTGATGGAACTGGAGCAGAATGCACAATCGTTACCACTAACGATCAAAGAATTGATTCTATCACGATCACTAATCAGGGATCTGGATATACTTTTGGTAATGTCGATTTAGTTGGTGGTAATGTTCCAACTGGTACAACTAGACCAACCTTTGACGTAATCATTTCCCCAACTGGTGGTCATGGTGCGGACATCTATAGAGAACTGGGTGCTACAAACGTTCTTCTCTATTCTAGAATTGAGAACGATATTGAGAACCCTGACTTCATTACAGGAAACCAAATCGCTAGAGTTGGTATTGTAGAAAATCCAAGAACCACAGATAATTCTCTTCTATCGGCAGATAAAGCAAGTGCCGTTGGTGCTCTTAGATTAGCAGGTGCAGGATACAGTTCTGCAACTTTCACAGCAGACTCTTACTTTACTCAAACTGTTTCTACTGGTACAACTGCTCTGGGAAGAGTCATAAATTATAATCAAACGACAGGTGTTTTAAAATATTGGCAAGATAGAACTGTAGCAGGTTTCAACACAGTTGGAACTGCACAAACATCTCCAACATATGGATACGATTTAACTGAGTTTACATCTGCTCCTGGTACAGGTGGCAGTTTGACAATCACTCCTACTTCAGGAGTTGATTTGCAGATTGATTCAAACTTCAGCGGCATCCAAACCACAATAAATAGTAGGACATATAATCTTGGTCTTACTTTTACGGATGGTATTGCTCCTGCAGAAGTGAAAAAATATGCAGGAAACATCGTATACGTTGACAACAGACCTTCTATTACAAGGTCAGC